CACAATTCCCAAAGCAGATCGCTTCCGGTACTTTACGTGTCCGCCGGGGCTCGCGACACGACGTTTTGTGCGCCGGAACAGTGCCTAAACGGTCAGCACTGCACGCCACGTAAATGCTGGAAAAAGTGCCGACAATTCGCTCCCGACGTTCTATATTTTACTCATGACGAAGCGACAGAGCCTGCTCCAGGAACTTCAGGCCGTTTGCTCGGCGCTCTACTCAAGCCGAACGCCAAAAGATGAACGCGACGAGCTCTCGATGCGGGCCTCGGTTCTGCGCTGCAAGCTGATGCGCACGCGCGATCCTCTGGGCAAGCTGTCGCGGGCCAGTGAATCGTCCGAGGAGTGCTAAAAATGCGCGCTCTGAGCGTGCGTGCGCCTTGGGCGGGACTGATCGCCGACGGGAGTAAGACGCTGGAGGTTCGCTCTCGACGTACACGTTATCGAGGTCCTCTGCTGATCTGCGAGAGTCGGGGTGGAGGCGCGTGCGCCGTGGTCGATCTCGTGGACTGTCGCGAGGGTCGAATTGGCGACGAGTCGCGTACGGGCGGGGTCTCGAGCGTGGGCCAGTACGTGTGGGAACTTCGGCTCGTGCGGCGCGTGACGAGCGACCTAATCAAGGGCAGACTAGGATTTTATGACGTCCCCGATTCCGCGTTTCGATCTGCTGGGCCCTGACGACTACGATCGCGCCAAGAAAGTCCTGAACGCCGCGAAGCATCCGGGCTTCGTCGGTCGGGAACTATTCTATCGCTGCGCTACGACGGGTCGTGCCTGCATTGCGGTCGTTGAGGAGGCCGATCTTGGTGTTGCGCTGATCGCGAAGGACAAACTGCAGGCGCTCAGCGTCTCGCTCAAGGCGCAGGGCCGAGGTGTTGGCAGCGCTTTGATGGCGCATCTGAAGCCGCGATGGGTATCGGCGATCGAGGAAAAGGTTGGATGGTTCGAGCGGTTAGGATATCGCCGCGTCGGGGCATCGAAAGTCGGCGCAAACGGCAAGCATGCGACTCAGCTGATGGAGCGCAGCGACTTGGAGAACTCGCGCGCTCCGACGATCAAGCCAAAAGTTCAGCCCAAATCGTCATCCAAGCCAAAGACTGCTGTTTTGACGGCGCCTATCAGCGCGCTTGAGGGATGTCGGGCCTCCGTAGCGCGAGCGCAGGCGCAAATCGATGCCTTGCCCGAGGACGCCGATATCGGGGATCGCAAGCGCGCGGAGGAAATGTATTTGAGGGCCGTCCAAACGCTCGCGCGCGTTTCCGGGGAAGCGGAGATCACGGCTCCAATGATCCTACGCTCGAAGCATTGGGGACGGCTGATGCGCGCACTCGGTGACGCGCTCGAAGGCTTCCCCGGGGCGCTCGACGCCGCAGCGCAAGCGCTCGAGCAGGCTGCTACGCTGAACTGATGCCGCGCGCGCGCCGTTCACCCCAGGGAGTCACCCTCGAATCCGCTGTCGGGGCCTATCTCCGTCGTCGGGCAGCAGAAACGCGAGGCAAACCCCTCGAGCGATATCAGACGCATCCGGTCGAATACGTTCGTGATCGGCTTCACATCCGCCTGTTCCCTTGGCAGGCCGAGGCACTTACGGCGCTCTCTCGTGGGCTCGAGGGAAAGGCGCGTCCTCGCGTCTCGGTGCGCAGTGGACAGAAGTCGGGAAAGACCACGTTCATCGTGTGCGCCGCGCTCTGGATGTACGAGTGCTTTCCGAACGCGACAGTCTATCTCTGCGCGGCGATCATCGCGCAGACCGAGAACGTCTTGTGGAAGGAGCTCGGCGTGCGCATCCGACATGCGAGTGAAAACGGGACGATCATCGATGGCAAGCTCGGATACTCGTCGGCCAGTGGCATGGTGTCGACGGATGGATCGCGGGCGATCAAGGGCATGAGCGGTCGAGACATCGAGGCGCTGGCCGGCCTCTCTGGCCGGCAGCTGCTGATCATCGACGAAGCATCACACCTGCCAGAGAAAAAAGCTCAGGTCTTCGCGGGCAACATGCTAGGCGGCGGGGGGGCGATGGTGTTCGCGAGCAACCCCACGCGAAACGCCGGGCCGTTCTACGACAGTTTTCACGGCGACAAGGAGTACTGGCAGACCTTTCACGTCGACGGTGAGACGCTCGCGCTCTGGCAGGAGACTCAGTCTGAGCGCATCCCATTCACCGTCAACGTGCACACGGTGGCCGAGGCGCGTGAGCGCTACGGGACGGACTCACCCTTCTGGTACCTGCGCATCAAGGGGGAGTGGCTTCGATACGAGACCGGGCGCGCGGTGCCGATGGTGATCATCGAGGGCTCGCTCGCTCGGCATGCGACGCTGCCGGACGACGATGGCCCACTGCGTATCGGCTACGATCCGGCGGGGCCCACCGAGGACGGCGACGAGCACGCCTGGGCGGCCGTGCGCGGTCGCAAATGTCTCGCACTCAATCGTCGACGCGCGCTCACCGAAGATGGGGCGGTCGAGGAGACGCTCGCGTTTCTTCGCGTGCACAGAGGCGACGATCCGGAGACCCCGGAGATCCTGATCGACTCCGAGGGGCCAGTGGGGTCGGCTATCTATGGGAGGCTTCGAGCCATCTCGGAAGATCGACGGACGCGCGACGTCCACAATTACTTCGTCGTGCGCGGAGTAAAAGCATCGAGCAAGTTCTGTCGAGACAGATCAAAATTTCAGCGCGTTCGTTCGGAGCTCGTATGGAATCTGAGTCAGTGGATGGTGGATGGCGGCATCCCGAATGACGCGAAGCTGCAGTCGGAGCTCTACGCTCCGACATGGCACTCGCTTTCGGGCGGGGAAATCGAGATCAGCGCGAAGAGTGAGTTGCGCGATATTCTAGGACGCTCGCCTGACAGCTTCGATGCGCTTGCGCTCGCGGTGTGGAATCCCGTGCCGTGGCAGGCGGAGCAAGAGACGGCTCCGCAAGCTGCAGCGTACGAGCGTCAACATGGGGCGTTTCGCCGAGGCGAGCCGATGGATCCTCACCGCTCAAACGATTGGTGGAGAACATGAAAAAGAGAGAGATTCTTGTGGTGTCTGCAGCAGTAGCCCCGGTCATCCGAAACAATCGACCGTTCGATCTCACGCGAGCCGTCAATATCGTCGATAAAAACGGGACGATCGTAGGTATCACTTCGCTTGCCGAAGTCATCGAGAAACAGCTCGTCGTTCAGGGCATCGAGATCGACACCAAAGTGACGCCTGGCGTGCGTCCCAAGGCGTTGCGCTGCGCGTGCGGCATGCCCTACATCCGTTCCGCCGAAAGGCAAGATCCAGACAGTCTGCGCGAACTGCCTCAAGACCCGATATCAGTGCACGAACATGCTCACACCGTTGCTCCGGTGTCCTAGTCATCTCAACAGACGCTGCTGGGACCGTAACAGCGTTTTACGAAGAAGAGGGGCATTGCCGATGTGTGCAAAGTGTGCGCGAAGCGAAGCGGCCCGCAAGACGTGGGCGAGCAAAACTCCCGAGCAGCGAAGCGAAGCGTCTCGCAAGGCGAGCGCGGGCAAACGCGCCAAGGCTTCCGCGAAATGTGCCACGTGACACGCTTATCTGGCTCTGGCACAATCTGAGCCAGTGGCCTTCCGGGATCGGATCAAGGACGCGCTTGGCGCGTTGATGGGTGTTTCGGCCTATGAGGTGAAACCGCCCGTCGGATACGATCTCGAGGACGCTCTCGTGGAGCGAATCCGCGAAGCGCTCGGCGGTCAGCTCCAGCCGATTCCGACGACGCGCCTTCGATGGTACCTCGCCGATCTCGAGACGGCGCAGCACCAGGCGGACTCGGGGAACCTGATGCTCGCCTCGCGCTTGCACAATGCGATGCGCGGCGACGGCTTCTTGATGGGCCTCGCGAACACGCGGAGCGACGGCCTGGTGCGTCTGCCAAAGCTCTTCTTCTCGGGCAAGGGGGGCGAGGCGGTCGCCGACGAGCTCCGGAGTCAGGACGGTTCGCGTTCCGTCTTTGAAGAGCTCGTGCCCCCGGGGGAGCTCGGCGCGATGGTGTGGGACGGGATCGATCTCGGGGTTGGGATCGGGGAGCTCGTTCCCGTCGAGGCGCGCGACTACCCGGTGCTCGTACGGCTCGACCCGGAGTTTCTCACGTACCGGTGGGTCGAAAACCGGTGGTACTTCTCGAGCGTCGCGGGGCTCTTGCCGATCACCCCAGGGGACGGGCGATGGGTGCTCCATGTCCCCGGCGGTCGCATCGCGCCCTGGCGCTCGGGAATCTGGCGCTCTCTGGGCAAGAGCTTCATCAACAAGGATCACGCTCTGCAGCACCGCGCGAACTACAGCGCAAAGCTCGCGAACCCCGCGCGCGTCGCCACGGCTCCCATCGGCGCGAGCCAGCCCGAGCGGCAAGGCATGCTCCGCATGATCATGGCGTGGGCGATCAACAGCGTTTTTGAGATGCCGCCCGGCTGGGACGTGAAGCTCCTCGAGACGAAGGGTGAGGGCTGGAAGGTTTTTCAGGAAGAGATCGACACGTGTAACGGCGAGTTCATGGTCAACATCGCGGGACAGCAGGTGACGACGACGGGCGGGAGCGGCTTCTCGAATCAGGACGTTCAGAAGATCATCCGCCAGGATCTCATCGCCGCGGACGCCGAGCGCGTCGCCTACACGGTGAACACGCAAATCCTGCCGGCACACGCGCTGCTACGCGGAGTCGACCTCGCCGCACGCGCTTGGATGCTCTGGAGCGTCGGCACGCCGAAGGATCTCAAAGCCGAGGGGGAAACGCTCCAGACGCTCGGACAAGCGCTGACGCAGCTGCTTCCCGCGTTCGCGACGCAAGGGCGGGCGGTCGACTTCGAGAAAATCGCCGAACGCTTCGCGATCCCCTTGCTCGAGGGCGAGGCGCCGAATGCAGAGATCCGCCCGCTCGAAGCGCCAGGGCAGGCGACGCCCGAGGGGCAGGCCGGCGCGGAGCGCGCCTTGGAGGCAGCGTGATCGGAAAGAGCCTCGTTTATCGCCGGTTCGGCCTGCAAGCCATCGCGCAAAAGGCGTGGGGCGACAGCTACGAGATCATGATGGTGGCAGGGCGGGACGAGCCCGCTCCCCCCTACGAGCTCGATGGAGACGCGGCGATCGTGACCATTCGCGGGCCGCTCGTGCACCATCGGCACTTCGCGTGGGACAGCTACGAATGCATCCTTGACCGCTGTCAGGCCGCTTTCGGAGAGGGCGCCGCCGAGCGCGTGATCCTGATGATCGACAGCCCTGGCGGCGACGTCGATGGGTGCTTCGAGACGGCGCGCGCGCTCCGCGACCTGGCCGAGGCGACGGGCAAGGAGCTCTGCGTCTATGCGGACTCGATGGCCGCGAGCGCCGCGTACGCGCTGGCGAGCGCCGCGTCCCGAATCGTGGTGTCCGATACCGGGTGCGTTGGCTCGATCGGCATCATCGAAGCGCTTCGCGAGCAAACCGCGATGGACAAGGCTCAGGGGCAAGCCTTCCGGTTCATCGCCTCCGGGGACCGCAAAACCGACGGGAACCCACATATCCCGATCAGTGACGCGGCCGTCAAAAACCTGCAGACGCAAGTGGATTCGATGGCGGACATCTTCTTCGGGCTCATCGAGGAAATGCGCGGAATCCCGCGCGCGAAGGTCGCCGCGCTCGAAGCGAGAGTCCTCTACGGAGCGGATGCCGTTGCAGCCGGACTTGCAGACGAGCTCGGGACGTGGTCCACTCTGGCACATGAGCCAGGTGTGCCAGCGGCACAACAAGGCACAACCCAAGCGCGAAGGACAGGCCCGATGAAGGCTTCCTATCTCCGCCACATGCTCAAGTCGGTCGCCGAATCGGAAGACGAGGACGTGTCCGAAAGCGAGCGAAAGCACGCAAAGCGGATGCTCAAGATGCTCGACGAGGGCGAACCGGATGACGGGGCCCCGACCGAGAAGAAAAAGGAAGAGAGCAAAAAGGGCGAGTCCGAAGGCGAAGGAAAGAAAGCCAAGAAGGCGGATGCCGAAGGGGAAGGCGAGGGCGAAGGCGAAGGCGAAGGCAAGAAAGCCGCTAAAGCCGACGCTGATGACAAGGACGAAGACAAAAAGGCCGAGGGTAAGAAAGCCGAAGGCGAAAGCCACAAGGCGGACGCTAAGAAGGCCGAAGGGGAAGGCGAGGGCGAGGGCGAAGGCGAAGGCAAGCGCGCTCAGGCTCACGCGCCCGTGGCGAAGCTTGCGGCTCGCCTGATGACGCTCGAGGCACGCGAGGCCGCGCGCGCCGAGGCCTCCAAGCGCCAGGCATTGATGGCCGGCCGCCCCGATCTCTCGGACGAAGTGATCGCCTGGCTCGAGACCGAGCCTGTCGACGTCGTTGAGCGCGTGCTCAAGAATCTCCCGAAGGGCGCAACGCGATCCGGCAAACTAGCAGCGGTCGCCGCTGCGTCTCAGGCGACGGGGACCCGCGGCAAGGGCAACACGGGCGAGCCCACGGATTCGATCGTGCCCGATCACGAGCGCGACTACATCTCGCGCCGGATGAGCGCGACCGTGCAGAGCCCGGGCGTGCGCAACACCGGTCGCTCGCAAGAGCTCGGCTTCATGACGCCAGAGGAAGCCGCCAAGAAGCTGAAAGAGCGCGCCCTGGGCGGCGCGGAAGGGACCAAGTAAATGGCCGCGCTCACCACAAAGCGCATGACGCGTTCGGACGCGTTCCGCACGATCTCTCTGCCACTCGCTGCTCAAGCCGTCTTTCAGGGCGGTATCGCTTGCTACGACACGAGCGCCTACGGGAGCGTGAAAAAGGGCGCGTCCGGTTCGCAAACGCTCGTGAAGATCGGCGAGTTCGCGGAGAACGCCGACAACACCGCCGCGGGCTCGCCTCGCGTGCTCGTGAAGCTCGACAAAGAGCTTTTCGGCCAGTGGTACGACAACGCGACGGGCGCCGCAGCGGTAACGGCCGCAGCGATCTTCAATCTCGCGTACATCCTCGACGATCACACCGTCACGATCACGGCGGGCACCAATTCGTGCGCCGGCCGTATCTGGGACGTCGACGCAATCAAAGGCGTGCTCGTCGAGAAAGCCACCCCCGTCGCGACGGTCCCGTAAGGCGCCCCGAGGAAAGACACTCCCATGCCCGAAATTACCCCGTCCTTCGTTTTCGAGTACGAGCGCCGCATGAGGGCGAACGTCGAAAACGAATACATCCGTCGCCTCGCTGCGCGCAGCACATGGTGGAACAAGGTCGCGCGACCGATGCCGATCGAAGGCCGCACCGAGCGGGTCACCTGGCTACTCGATACGGCGACCATCGAGCCCATCGGGCCGACCGGAACCGGGCGCATCGGCTTCGAGGATATGGTCACGCAAACGGCGGAGTACCCGACGTTCCGGTACGGACGCGGCCTGTCGGTGCACCGAGATCAACTCGAAGATCTCGACGGCACGGGTCTCGATTTCTTGGGCAAGTGGTCGGACAACATCGGAAACGAATCGGCCTATCTGCCCCAGCGCATGATGGCCCAGCTCATTTTGAACGGCGCGAACACCGACGGAAGCGCGAACGCCTACGACGGGATTTCGTTCTTCGCCGACAACTCGAACCCCCACCCCAACAACCCGTTCAATTTGCCGGCGGGCAGCTACGCCAACTGGCTGCACGGCGCGGCGAGCGCGCCATACCCCGGGGCGTGCCCCATCGACGAGACGAACGCGAGCACGGTGGATACGGCCTTCTCGAACTTCCAGAAGGTCATGACGTACATCCACGGCCTCAAGATGCCCAATGGGGTGGACCCGCGCTTCTTGACGCCTGTGTTCGGCCTCTATCCTCCGGCGCTGACCAAGCGCGTCGCACAGATCACCGATGCGAAATTCATCGCGCAATCGGCGGGCAGCAACGCGGGCGGCTCGGGCGACGTCGAGGCGGTGCACGAGTTCTGGGGAATGGGCACGCCAGTCATCGTGAACGAGCTCGCGGCGAGCATGTCCTACTCCGCGAAGATGCCATTCATGAATTTGACCACGGGTGCGGTCACGTTCCTGCCCGAGACGGTCACCGGTTCGGACACCACGTGGTACCTCGTCTGTCAGGAGATGCAGACAACGCGCCTCGGCGGTTTGCTCCTGGTGACGCGAAAGCCCATCAAGGTCACCTACTACACGGGCGATACGGGCGGGACCGCGATGAGCGAGCACCTAGATCGGACGAACGAGTTCGAATACCACGCCCAGGGAAGGCTTTCGGCTCAGTACGGCCACCCGTACACCATCTTCCGGATCGACGCGACCTGAGGGCTCATCATGGAGCGAAAGCGCCAACTCGCCCCGGGCATCACCGAGACCGTCGAACTCGAGGCGGAAGCGGATGGCAATGTGCCGATGGTCCATCAGCCTGGCGCGAACGCTCAGCCCTCGAGGCCGAGCGACGCTCTCCTCGCGCAGCATGGTCTTTCCTTCAATCGCGAGAAGGGGACCTACGTCGGAAAAGATGGGCGACCCGCGAACATCGATCGCGATCTCTGGACCAAGCTATTCGGACGAACGAACGCGAATCAACGTCTCATCCTCCCGGCTCGCTGACCGACCGTGTTCCCCTACCTCGATCTCGCTGGCTTCAAGGCCCGGACGATCATGCCCGTGGGGGACGTGAACATGCTCGAGCAGCTTGCGCCGGGCTGGATCGTCCAGGCAATCGCGTCCCGATCCAGCTACCTAAACGGTAGATTTCGCAAGCGCTACGGCCGCACGAACGTTCTGCCGTTCGGGCAGACGCCGCCGAATCTATTGCAATCCGACCCCACATCGCCCGTGGTGACGCTCAGCGGTCGCCCGACGCTCGGATCGGTGCAGCCGCTCATCCTGATCACGACAGCGGGCGCCTTGGGCGTCGCCGTCTTCAAGTGGTCGCTCGATAACGGCGTGACGTTCACGACTGGGGTTCTCACGGCCGCTTCGGTGCCGCTTGCCTCGGGGCTGACGGCGAGTTTCGCCGCGGGCACCTACGCGACGACGCACCAATACAGCGCCGCCCCCCCAGTACCCGAGGCCGTCTTGCGCTGGCTGACGACGCTCGTCACCGACGACGCGTACCGAAAGCGCGGGCGAAATCCACAAGACCCGTCTCAGGTGGACCTCAAGGAAGACGTCACGCGCGTATACGACGAGCTACGCGAGGCCGCGGACTCGAACACCGGGCTCTTTGACCTGCCTGTTTCGGAAGACCTCGACACGGCGATCGTTACGGGAGGACCGCTCGGTTACACGGAAACATCGCCCTATGCGTGGATGGACATTCAGCGTGACGCGGGCCGGGCGAACGACTGCTCGGAGACGGGAGACAGCTTTCCGTGAGCGCGTCTTTCGCTCATCTCGACGAGATCATCGAGACGCTTCGCGGGCTCGATCGCGGCAACATCGCCGAGGCCATTGCCAAGCGCGCGGCGCCGCTCCTCGAGTCGCAGATCAGGCGAACGGCCAAGGCGGGTCAGGACCCCGAGGGCCGTCCGTGGCCAAAGCGAAAAGACGGCGGCGCCCCGCTTCAGCACGCGGGCGATCACGTGCACGCCCGCGCGTCTGGCAATGTGGTCCGCATCACACTGACCGGTCCGGACGTCTTCCACCATTTCGGCGCAACCCATGGCGGCGTGCGCCGGCAAGTGATCCCCGACGCGGGGGCGGAAATCCCCGAGAGCGTTCGCAAGGCGATCCTCGAGGCCGCGCGCGCCGAAGTGCAAGCGAGGGTGTCGGCATGACGCTCCTTCACGTGCAGAGCGGTTTCACGCAACTCGTCCAAGGCGTGCAAGCCTACTTCGCCGATCAGGAGATCGGGGTCAACGTGGACTACGGGTTGCGCGCCTGGTACCGGCAAGACAATCAGGGGCCCGGCGGCGCGAGTCGCGTAGTCTTCGTTCTCGGCGAATTTCACGGCGAGCAGCAGCTTCGCTCGCGCGCGTACGGCCGGATCCACTCTCCCTTCGCGCACAACACCACGAACTTTCAGGGCACGGCGGGCGGGTTCAACCCAAAGGAGCAAGCGGGCTGGACGCGTCCGGCGGCTGTCGCGCTTTGGGCAGCGCCCGACCTCACCGATCCGGACGACGAACTCCTGCAGAATGAGCAAACGGAAATCCTGCTCGAGCAAGTGCTCGCGGCGGTCCGCATCTCCCAGCTTGCCGATTGCTTCGTGAAGGGATGGGAAGTTGAACGCATCTCTCCTCCCCAGGAGCGAGGATTCGGCGAGGCGCTCTGCTGCAACTTCGAGCTCCGCGGCCCGCTCTTCTACCCGGCGACGGACGTCGCGACGCCTACCGCGGTTGTGAGCCGCTCGACGGTGAGCTGACCCATGCCTTTGCCCAGCGTCACCATTAACAAGGTTCAGACGAACGTCGGCTCGGCACCCGCATCCGTAGCTGGCGTGCTCGCGATTATCGCGGGAAGCCAGACGGGCTCGCAGAACCTGCCGGCGTCCTATTCGCGGAGCGACACGGCCCTTTCGACGTTCGGATACGGGCCCCTCGTCGAGTATGGAGCCTACGTGATCGACACGGCGAATCAGCCCGTGGTCCTTCTGCGTTCCGTTCAGAGCCAGGCAGCCACGTATGGGACGATCACGAGCAACGTTACCGGAACGAGCGTTCCGACGGCGGGCGCGACCGCGCCTCTCGAGCATTACCAGGTGGTTGTCAAGATCATCGCGGGAGGAACGATCGGTGTTACGGGCGTCACCTACCAGTACGCTCTCGATGGCTCGACGTTCTCGGGGACGCAGGCGCTTGGGACGCTCAATACGCTCACGATTCCGAACTCGGGCGTTTCCTTCGCCCTCAGCGCCGGGACGCTCATCGCGGGGGATAGCTGGAGCGTCTTCACTGAGCGTGCGCTTTCGACCAATGCGGACCTCGGCGCGTCGCTGACGGCTCTAGGCAATACGCGGATTGCTTGGGAAGGCGTGCTCATCGACGGCGTCTTCGACACGAACACCGTGGGGGTCGTGGACACCTTTCTCGCCGGGATCGAGGGGCAAGGGCAGTTCAAGTTTGCCCTGCACAACACGCGATTCAAGAACGAACCCGAGCCGACAGCCGAGACCGAAGCTGCCTACACGACGGCGGTGACAACGCTCGTGACAGGCCAGACGAGCATCCGCATGTGCGTGGGCGCCGATGGGGGTCACCTGCCGAGCCCCATCACTGGCCTGAACCTCAAGCGCCCGACATCGCTTGCACTCGCCGCGCGCGCCATGTCGATCCCAATCGGACGCGACCCGGCGTATGTCGCGGATGGCCCGTGCCCCGGATTCCGGGTTTTCGACGCGGCAGGTAATCCCCTAGACCACGACGAGAACCTTTTCCCTAACCTCGACGGGCTCCGCGTTACGACGCTCCGCACCTTTGCCGCGGGAGGGCCAGACGGCGCATACGTCACGAACGCCAACACGATTCAGGCGACGGGCGGCGACTTCGTGTATTTGCAGCACATTCGCGTGATGAATCGCGCGTGCACGATCGCGTGGGCGCAGCTCACCAAACAGCTCTCGCGGGGTGTTTCGAAGAATCCGAAGAAGGACCCTAACACCGGAGCGGTGACCATCCTCGAAAGTGACGCGAGTGCGATCGAGGCTCTCGTCAACGGACAGCTCCAGCAAGCTCTCAAGGGGCAGGTGTCGCAATCGCTCTTCTCGCTATCTCGCACCGACGACCTATCGGTGATTCCCGCCACGGTGCACGCGCTCGTGAGCATCGTCGCCAAGGCCTATATCAAGGGCTATGTCGTCACTTCGGAGTTTTCGAAGACCCTCCAGATCGCAGCGTGATCCATGCCCGATCCGAACCTCGTCACCCGCGTCAACAACGTTCCGTACTCGTGGACGTCGTGTGCGCACTTTTTCAACGGGTTCCCGTACAAGGGGATCACGAAGGTCAATTACAAGGAATCTCGCAAGCGAATCTACGTCCCGTCGGCTGCACAAGATGGCACGCCGCTTGGAATTACGTCGGGCGTTTACCGCGTCGAGTCCGTCTCCTTCACGCTCTCTCGCGACTCGTGGGAGCAAGGCCTCGCGACGGAGCTGACGGCCCTCGGGCTCGGCTCCTACGGTGACGCGTCCTTCGACTATCTGCTCACCCTGAACGAGCCCGGGACGATCTCGCTCCCTTCCTCGACCGTCATCGGCGGATGCGTGATCGAGGAAGTCGAGGAAGATCAGGAGTTCTCCGAGGACGGGGGGCCCTATCTCGTGACAGTGCTCACCTGCAAAGCGATCGCGGTCTTCAAGACGTCCAACGGCGTGCCGCTGCAGCTCTGGAGCCAGATCCGATCTCTTCTCTGAGGCCGCATGAGCAAGACGCTCCGCACGGCCAACACTCTATTTCCCGCGGTCGCCGACGTGAACGGTAACCTGACGGGAGCCAACCCGAACAACCCCTTCGACGGGGCAACAGTCACCACGTCCGCGGCGTTCACGAGCGTTCCGGTATTCGTGGGCGATTGCGATGCGTTCAGCATTGAGTTTTCTACGCTCGCCGCCTCTACCCTCGCCGGAACGCTCACCCTTCAAGCCTGCTCGCATCGTAGTAGCTCGGAGGGCGGAGGAGCATCGGTCCTTGGTACCGACTTGGGCGACGCATCCAATTGGCAAACGCTGAGCTTCTGGGATGTTGGTGCGGGCGCCCAGGCGACATCGAAGGCTGTGTCCTCAGGAGCGAACGCGCTGATCCTCGCCGAGCGCGCGTGCACCTATCGATGGGTGCGCCTCGTTTTCGCGTTCACGAGCGGGAGCGGCAAGCCAAAGGTCTCGGCGCAACTGAAGTTACCCGCGGAGCGGACATGACCGACGAAGACCTCGACGCGAAGCTCGCTCGGCTCGAGGAAGACAAGGCAAAGAGGCAAGCCGCACGCGAAGCAAAAGCAAAGCTCCGTCGCCTCGAAGAGCTCGAGCTCGAAGCGAAGTACACCGAGGAGATCGGAGCGCGCGGCGTCAAGTTCGATATCGTATCGAACGAGCTCGGTAACTTCGTCCTACGGCTCGCGGAGTTCATCAAGCACAAGGCCTTCAACGCGAAGGGCTCTGCCGGAACGGTGACCGAGGAGGACGTTTTCCAGTTCGTCCTGCCCTCCGTCATCGTGCCCGACCGAGAGACCGCGCAACGTCTCTTTCGTGAGCACGTGCAAGTGGCCTGGATCTGCGCGGGAGTTCTCCAAGAGATGTCCGCAGCCAAAGGGGAGGCGAAGGCGGGAAAATAGCCAGCCTGCGCGCGCAGGCGATGCACAATCATTGGCTCGTAGGGGAGTGCCTCATGGCGTACCGCTCCCCCGAGGGCCCCGAAGATGACAAGGCGTTCGTTGGTGCTCTTCTTCTGGGAGACGCGATAAAGTACATCGGGATCATCGCAAAGGCGCTCGTAGGGAAGTGAAATGGCGACCGAGAAAACTGCAAGTTTCGCGATTGCCATCCCGACCGAAGCGCCGGGCGCAAAAGAGGCGGCGTCCGACCTTGAGGCGCTGCGCGCCAAGATCTTCGCCTCCCAAGAGGCAGTCAAGAATTACGGCTCGGCTCTTCGTTCACTTCGAGGCGCAAGTGATGACGTCAAAGAGGCTCGGTCGCAGCTCAAGGCAAAGGTAGATGCCGAGCGAGACGCGATGTCGCGCGCGAACCTGCAGCTCGTCAAGCAAGGCACGACCTACGAGCATTTGACGAAGCAGCAACGTGACGCACGCGCCGAGAAGGAGAAGGCAGCGAAGTCTAAGCTCGCCGAGCAGGCCCAAAAGGAGCGCGATGCCGTTAAGCGTGCGGCGGACGCATTGCTCAAGCACACCGAGTCGTCGAAGGCGACTGCCGATGCGGTCCGTAAGGTCGGGGGCCCCGTCTCGGAGCTCCGCGAGAAGCTAGAGGGACTCAAAGGCGTCCTGGGAGGTATGACGACAGCCGAGGGAGCTCTCGCCGTCGGTGCAACCCTGATGGTGGCTGCTGTAGCTGCTGCTGCAGCGGCAGTGATTGGCCTGACGGCGGCGGTCGTTGCGGGAACGATCGCCTTCGCGCGCTTCGTGGTCGAGGGGGCAAACGCGGCTCGGACGATGGGACTTATGCGCGAGGCGGCCGGCGGCAGCGCTTCCAACGCGAACGCCCTCGGTCACCAGGTGGACGCCCTCGCTCAGAAGCTCGCGACCCCGAAGGCCGAGCTCAATGAGCTTGCGCTCACGATGACTCGCTCGATGCTCGGCACTCGGATCGGCGGGCAGGGCATCGTCGACACGTTCAACGCTGTCGCTCAGGCCTCGGAGGCGATGGGCAAGACCGCAGGCTCGAAGATCCAAGAGATCATCGAGCGGAGCAAAACGTGGGGCCGCATGGGCCTCGGACGCTTCGAGCTCCAGGGCACGGGTATCACTTTCGAGGACGTCGCCGGCAACCTTTCGAAGCAACTCAAGATTGGACTAAACGACGCTCGATTTCAGCTGCTCGCGGGCTGGACGGACGTCAATCAAGGGGCGAAGGCGATTCGGACGGCTATCGAGACGCGCTTCGCCTCGATCAACCTTCGCAAGATGCTCGATTGGGACGTGATCAAGCTCAAGTTTCACGAGACGCTTGCCGCGCTCACGACGGGCGTCAACCTCGAGCCGCTTCTGCGGGCCTTCACCTCGCTTACTGATCTTTTCACGGACAACACCGTCGCGGGTGCGGCTCTGAAGGACATCGTCACGGACCTTGGAAACGATCTTGTGGGAGGAGCCGCGAGCGGCGCGGACTTCGCGAAAAAGGCGATCAAACAGCTCATCATCTGGACCTATCAGGCGGACATCGCCTTCATCAAATGGCGCCGCGGCATCCTCGACACGAAGGCCAAGCTCTTCGGGCTCATCTCGGTCAACGATGCCATCACCGCGGTAAAAGTGGCGATCGGCGCAGTCGGGGTTGCGCTGGCCGGGGCAACGATCGTCGTCGCCGGCTTCGTCGCCGCCTTCGCCGCGATCGGCAAGGTGGTCGGGTTCTTCACGGACTTGCAAGCGACGGTGGAGGGCTTCGGTGACAGGATGCGGACCGCTGCTGCGGAGCTCGGCAAGCAATTGATCGAAGGGATCACCGAGGGGATCCGCAACGCATGGAATGCGCTAAAGGCGGCCATTGGCGGCGTCGCCGACAGCATCAAAACGACGTTCAAGAATCTCCTCGGCATTCACTCTCCATCCAAAATATTCGAGGGCTACGGAAAGCAGACGGTCGAAGGCTACGGCAAGGGCGTCGAGGCGAAGCAGGGGGGCGCGCAGCAGTCGGTCAATGAGATGGCCCCGAGCGCGCCTCCTGGCGCGGCTGGGGCTACGGCTGGCCGAGGCGGCGGCCCCATCACTCTGAACGTCCAGATCCAAGTCCCCGATGGCGGCAAAGGCGCGGAGACGGCCAAGGCTCTCAGCTCCCCAGACTTTCTCGCGCAGCTCACCAAGGCGATCGAGGAAGCCCTTGTCGGCGCCGGCATCCCAACCCAAACGGCGGCGGGTGGGTAATGCCTCTCAGCGATACGGTTGCCCCGAACCCGACAGTCACCGCCTTTCCGCAGGTCGATACGATCTCTCTGGCGGGCCAGACGATGCCCGGGCGCTGGCTGCTCGTCGATGCGACAAAGGTGTTCGGCTGGCAGATACAAAAGGGCAACTTCCTCTCTTGGGCGACGCTGCTGCCCACGGGCGATGAGATCGTGGCCGCAAAGTTCGAAGTGTGGATCTGGAAGCAATCGGACTTCGCCATCTTCCGCGAGGTCCGCAAGGTTCTGCTGAAGAAACCCGTATTCTCGCAGGGCGGCACCCTCACAAGTAGCGCGATGGGAATCGACCACCCCGAGCTCAAGGCGTTGGGCGTGACTGCGGTTGTCGTGAAATCGATTTCGCCGATGGTCAATGATGAGTTCGGGACGTGGCGCGGGACCGTCGAGTTTTATCAGTGGCGACGGCCAAAGCCTGCGCCCCCGAAGCCATCGACCACGATCCCGGACGTCGTCAAGCCCGCACCGACAGCTCAGGATCTCCAGGACGTCGAGCTGCAGAAGCTGCGAGCTGAACGTCAGTCCTTGGGGGCGCGGTGATGCCCACGGTCCCCCCGAGCGTTTCGTTTGCTGGCGCGCCACCCGTCCGCATTCTTTCGGCGCGCCTGATTCACCCCTGGCGAGGGGCCTGGATCGTGGACGCGGAGCTCGACCCGGACGATGCGTCGCTCGTCCAAACCTCCGGGCCGGCCGTCGTCACCGTCGGTGGGAGCGTCTTGACCGGGACGGTTGACCCCCGCGGCTCGGGGACCTTCGTCAGCAAGGCATCCGTGCGCATCGTCGCGGGCGCTGCCGGGTGGGATAAGGCCGTGCCGCCGCTCCATTACCATGCCGATAACGGGGTCGTTTCTACGGCCGTCTACGCGGGCGCGGCGGGGCTCGTGCTCGAGACTGTGATCGACGCTACCCCGCTGGTCCTCGGCGTCGACTTCATGCGCTCAGCGGGGCCAGCGAGCCGAGTTTTCGGCGATCGGGACTGGTACGTCGATCTGACGGGCGTGACGCAAGTGGCGACGAGACTGCCGGCTGTCCCCGATCCGTCTCAGACGCTCATCAACTGGGATCCTATCCAACAGCGCGCGGAGCTCACGTCAGACGCGCTCGTGATGCCCGGCACGGTCCTGTCGGATACGCGCCTGGGGACGACGACGCCGACGGTGCGCGACGTCGAGCAGATCTTCGACGCGAACGGTTCGAAGGTGACCGCCTGGTGCGCGCAGAACTCGGTCACCCGGCTCGTTTCGGCGCTGACGAACCTGGTTCGAGAACTCGCGCGGACCGCGGCGCTCAAGGTCTATCAGTACCGCGTCGCCCTCGAGGGCCCAGACGGGCGCCTGAGCCTTCAGGCCGTCAACCCGGCGGCGGGCATGCCCGACACGCTCCCGCTGTCGCTCTGGCCCGGCATGAGCGGCGATAGCGCGAAGCTAAAGCCCTCGAGCCTTGTGCTTGTGCACTTCGTCGAGCAGGGGGGCATCCTGCCGCCGCAACCGGTCATCCTTGGGTGTGACCCGACGAGCCTGCCGCTCGAGCGCGTGATTGACGCGACGGTGGACGTCAGGGTCGGGCCTTCGGCGCCGCTTGTGGCTCTCGCAGGGGGTGCCACGCCCCTTGCCCTCGGCCCCTGGGCAACCGCTCTCCAAACGGCGCTCAGCACCTTCGCTGTCTCCATGTTCGCCGCATCGACGGGACCCCTCACGCCAATGGCGGCACCCGCTGCAGCCCTTTCGGCGGCTGTCGGAACTCTACCCCCAGCTTCGACGCTCAAAACGGTGGCCGCATGAGTAACGTGCCCCCCGTCGGCATCGTTCCGCCCGCGTTGCTTCCCATCACGGTGCCCGACGCCGTGTGCGTGCTCGACCTCGACCCGAATGGCAACGAGACGACAAGCGATCTTCAGACCCTCGAGCAAGACGTGTTGCATGTGCTGATCCAAACACTGGGCTCCAATCCGGACGATCCGGGGCGCGGCGTGGGCATCGACCAATACCTGTCGGGCACGCAAGACGATCTCGCGAAGCTTCCGGGCGTCATTGAGAATCAGCTCGAGGAAGACGATCGTATCGACGGATGCTCGGCGGTGCTTGGCCAGCAGGCCGACGGTTCCTGGCTTCTCGCGATCCAGATCCAAGTCGACGGAAGCGTGCTCAGCCTGCAATATGGCTATGTCCAGGGGTCCGGGCTCGCGCCGATCGCCCCGGTGCAAGGCGGCCCCTGAATGTTGACGATTACCCAGCTTCTGACTCCGCTCACCTCCGCTCAGGTGCGCGCGAAGTTCGTGTCGATGCTCAACACGCTGGGCATTCCCGCGGACCAATGGCGGCAGGGCGGGACGCTATCGACGATGCTCACGATCGTCTCGATGACCTATGCCAATTTTACGCAAATCATCGTCGATGCGATTGGCTCGCAATTCCTTGGCACCGCAACCGGGGATTGGCTGACTCTGCTCGCGCAATACGTGTACAACGTGCAGCGGGCACAAGCGACGTTCGCCGCGGGCTCGGTTACCCTGACGAACGCCGGAGGCGGGGTGTTCAACTTCAATCCCGGCGGGATCACGGTCCAGAACCTACGTACCGGCAAGACCTACACGAATACGGTGGCTGTCTTTCTCGGCTCGCTCTCCACGCTCACAACGACCTTTCAGGCTGTGACCGCCGGTTCGGCGAGCAACGCGAACCCCGGGGATATCACGGTGCTCGTCACGCAAATGCTTGGCGTCTCGGTGACGAACACCGCGGCTTTTGTGGGACTCGATACGCAAAGCGACGCCTCGCTCGTCGCGACCTGCCAAGCAAAGCTGGGAAGTCTAACGAATGGCGGGCCATCAAATGCTTATCAATACGCGGTAGACGTCGCGGTCGATTCGATCTCGGGCGCCCCGGTCAACGTGAATCGGCGAAACGTACATACGCAACCCCTGACGGGCGTCGTCAACGTGATCGTCGCCTCACCTTCGGGGTCGGTCACGTCGACGAATATCACGGGGATCATCAATTCGATTGTGGCGCTCGCCGTCCCCGATGCGGTGACGTTCTTCGTCCAATCTGCCAATCCGGTCTCCTACTCGCCGACGGTGACCGTCTGGGCAGAGGGGCTCCCTGGAATAAGCGCCTCAGCGCTGCAAACCCAAATCAATACGGCCATTTCGAATTACATCTCGAACTATCCGATCGGAGGCCTGGCGAAGGCCGCGGGCGCCTCGAAGCTCTGGGCGACAGGGCTATCGGGGGCAGTCGAGGAGGTAAGCTCGGCGATCTTCGCCGTCGACGGCTTCACGGACCTGACACTCAACCCCGCGGACGTCGCGACGGACAGCGTTCCCCCGGTCACAGTGAATCTGGTGAATCCGCCATGATCCGCAACCTCCGGCACTCGGTCGCAAGCTACTCGCCGCGTTGGCTGGCGAATCGTCCGAACGGGCTGAACGTCGGGGCGAAGGTTCTCTACACGCTTGCGGCGGTGCTCGACATTTTCGTTGAAGTCCAGAATCAGGGCACCAATGCCGCGCTCCCCGGGCAAGGGACGCCGACAGCGCTCCCCCTTATCGGCTTTTCTCGCGGCATCACTCGAGGATTTCTCGAGGGCGACACGTCCTACGCGCAGCGGCTTGTCCAGTGGCTGGATCTCTGGCGATGTGCGGGGCGGCCCGTCGGGCTGCTGCTCGCTGTGCTCGGACTGTTTCTCCCGACCTCGCTCACCGTGCGCGTGGTCGACAATAACGGCAATTGGTACTGGTTCAATCTCGGGGATACGCCCTTTCCGCCGGGGGCGTCGACACCTGCGCTCCCGCACTTCTCGCTCTCGCAAGGAAATTGGAATTGGGACGGGAACACGGCGCAATGGTGGCGGCAGTGGCTGATTATCTACGTGGGACCCCTCGGGTGGACCGTCGGGCCGAAATGGGGAGACGGGGGTAAGTGGGGAGACCCGGGGCGACTTTGGGGCATTTCCGGCCCCCAGGCTGGGCAACTGCAAGCCCTTCGCGCGCTCGTCAAGCAATGGAAGGCTGCGCATGTGTGGGTGCCGAACATAATCCTTACTGCGAATACAGCGCGCTTCGATCCCGCGCATGCGGCCGGGGGCGGCGTGAATCCTGATGGCACTTGGGGTAACCCGGCGAATCGGTTTTCCGACTGCGCCTTCTTGGATGGAGTTGTCTGATGCCCTCGAACTACGATGGCGATTCGGCAAACGTCGCGACCAACGGGCCGCTCAACATCGCCTCGACCACGAACAGCAACCCGATCACGGTCACGGTATCGGGGTCGCTTCCGACCGACTTCCTAACCGGATGCGAGGTAGACATCGTTGGTCACCAAGTCAACACGATTGCCAATGGCCAATGGCGCGCCACGGTGACGGGCGCCAGCACGTTCACGATCCCGCAAGCGGGAATCGCCGCGGGCGGAGCAACAGGCACGGTGCAGCCGCTCAACCTGACGAGCCTTTTCACGATCCCATCCGACGGAGACAATGACAATCAGGCGAGCATATTCCCTTCGCTCTCGACGCTCGGCGATCGCATCCAGTGGATTGCGGCCCGCACGGGCGCTTACAAGATGGTGAGTTCGCTCATCATCGGCTTGGTCAATGACCCAGCGTGCGTCACTTATGGGATCAACGCAGTCGTCGCCTCGACGCTCACTGATACGCCATTCGGGGGCGGTATCGGCGGAGGCGCCGTCGACCCGGGTCATCCCTTCGCGATTCCAGGCGTGGTGAGCGGCGACCTAATCCGGGTCTCCCTGACCGCGTCCAGCTCGAATTTGTGGCCCGGGATCGCGCAATTCAACCTGTTTCAGATCGGCTATGTGCCAGGTACCTTACCGGTTGGGGGCATAGGCTCGTATTCCAAGATAACTGGGGCGGGACTCATGATCCCCAGCATCAATCAGCCAATCAGCAGCAAGTGCCAATTTATTGCCGGCGCATCCGGTAACGTTGGCATTCTGCCGGCCCTCCGAACCCCAACGGTTACCGGCACCTTTCAGATGTGGGGCGATTTTATGTGCACCGCTGAAATCTGGAGGCCCTCCGGGATGCCCCAGTGAGCACGACGCCCACCACATGGCTCGACTCCTTTTTCCGCACCATCGGCCCTCCGGTTGTCGTGGCAGCGGGTTCCTACACCATGCAACCGGGCGACGTGTGGCTCCAGATCTCCGCGGGCGTTACGATCTTTTTGCCCGGGCGTCCTGTCGTTGGGCAGGACCTATTCCTTGAAGCCGTGTCCGGCAACTTCGTTTCGAGCAATGCGACCTTGAACGGCAACGGTCGCTCGGTGTCCGACCCGCAATCGCAATACACGACGTCGACGAGCGTGACGCTCCGGACGAGCGCGGTCACCTACAAGTTCCGGTTCGACGGCGCGATCTTCCGGTGCGTGGGGATGTCATGAGCGCGATCCCCGTTCCGCCGACATGGCTCGACGCCTACTTCACGAGCGGCTACACGCAAATCAAGGTCGGCTCCACGCTCTTCCCTTCGGCGAAGCTCTTGGAGCTTGTTGGAGGAGTGTCGGGAGCGGATGACCCGTCTAATGGCGGCACGCTCGTCACGATCGCATCGGGCGCGACGTTCACCGCGACCACGGCGAGCTTCGTTCAGCCCGCCAGCGGCTCCAACGTCACCGTCCCCGTGACATCAACCGCGTTTTTGGTCGCAGGGCTCGACATTTTCATTCAAGGCGGGGGCTACTACTCGGTTGCCTCCGTCACCGACGGAACGCACTTCGTCGCGACCAACCTGGGGACGACCGGCAACGCGTCGCCAGGGGCCACCATCCCGAGCGCGGCATTGGTGATCCCGTCGGGGCCGAACAACGTGTCATCCGCCGGATACGGGGCCCCGATCGTGTCGAGCGGAGGCACGCTCGTACTCACGAACCTGAATCGTTGGGGGCTCTTTATCGCGGGAGACACGGTGACGATCCCTGCTGCCCCAACGGCAGGCCTGGACTTTCTACTCACGCACGATCAGATCCGATCGCTGACGACTCTCGCGGATGTTCCGGTGACAATTCAGCGTGGCGGAGGGGCCTATGTCATCATGCAGCCAGACGGGCACAAGACCGGAGGAGGGGTACCCGTCACGGCCTCGAGCGTCAATGGGTTTACGGATGGTGCGAACTACAGGTTCGCCTTTGACGGCGCAAGCCCTGGAGTGCTGAGGTGTATCAGCTCGTTGCCTTCGCCCTGAGTCTCCTCCTATTCGCATGCGGTCACCGGACTCCCCCGGTCGATTCCGGAGCTCCTCATGCGCCTGCGCCTCTCGTGCGATCCTTGCCGATCCCGCCCCTGGAGGAGCCGCACCCGTACCACGTCACGCCTCGCCCGGCGCACCCGCTCGTCCAGAGATGCGTGGAACAAGAGCAGGTCGATTGGGATCACCTGAAAGGGTGCCTTACCTCAGTCGCTCACGATGTCGTAGCTGCGGACGACGGAGGAGGTGTGGATGCCGCGCACAAACTCAAGGGGCCCTCGCCTTTCCCACCAAACTTCAATCCCGCTTGGCTGATTCCCGCGATCCACTACGACAACGCCTCTCGACTCGCGACCTGCAGTGACGAAAACACGGGTATCAACTCCGCGCATCCTCTCTGCACGCGTCAGCAGTGGCTCAGTCGATGGGGCACCGACGCGCCTGTTTTGCGACAAACAACCGCGGAGTTTGCGCACAGCAGCTGGCCGCGTAACCCGGCCGTCGACCAATTCGAGGTCAGGGTTCGAGTTCAGAATCAGGCGCAGTATTCGTTTCAAGGCGATCTCATCCAAGTTGCTAGCGGGACGCTCTCCGGCGTCGTCGCCAAGAATCGAAATACGCCACAACGGCTAAACGTCACGCTCGCGTCCGGGCTCACGACTCCCACGCTGATCGTGGACACCTCCCGCACGTCCTACGCGTGGATCGTCTTCAACAGCTCTGGCAACGCCTGGGACATGAGCCAGCCGCAAACCGAGAGCACGATCGTTCCCGCGAACGTGCCGCCTGCTGAGGACGACGGTTGGACGAACGGTGACAATTACGTTGCGTATACACTCGTCAACGTGCCACTCCGCCGATGGGCAGTCTCCTGGGAGGACCTCGCGGACTTTCCCGATACGCGCCCGGTCGCAGCGAACTTCGCGGTCGCGCAAGGGGTGACAAACGGATCGGATACCGCGCTCGTCCGCTTCGACGTGATGGGCGACGCTCTCGTCAACATCGCGTTTCTGAACGCAGGCGGGATCTACCAGAACGATTACGTGCACGGCTCTCGCGCGGGCGCCGCGATCATCAACCCCTACGGATGTGGGGCCGGGAGCACAGGCGACACGGGATGCGCGGACGGCAACGCAGTCCGTATGATCATCGCCGGCAACAACGGTGGAATCGCTCTCGACAAGCAACCGCAAATCTACGGCGGCAAGATCAGCCTGCCGTTCCTGGGCAACGTGGGGTTGCAAAATGACTTCCAGGCCGACAACGGAATCGTGCTCAATGGGAACAATTCGTACACGGGTATTTATATAGGGCCGGCCGGTCAGGTCATTGCCCAGAATGGCGGGAGCCTCATCCCCGATGCGAGAGTGAGTACCGCGTACCTATGGGGGCCCGGGGAGCTCGACCCGTTCGATCACGCGACGTTCGTGTACACCGATCCGGCGAGCACGAGTCTGCAGCAAAAAAACGCGTTCACGTGCGACAACGCATTCACGGCGAGTGCGTGCGACTTCACGCATAACTTCGAGATGTGCGTACCGGGGCTCGCGCTGTCTACCTCGATCTCGTCGCTCGACACGTTACTGGCGACGTCGATCGCGGCTGGGGGCTACGGCGGCACGGTGTATTGCCCGTTCGGATCGATGATCACCGACAACCCTAGGCACAACGACACGACGACTCCTTTCTTCAAGTTTGACGGCGGGATTCAGGGATTCGGCTGTGGCCCCGGGCAAGACTGCACAATCGTGGGTTCGGGGACTGGGGTCACGGTCGCTGGCAGCGCGCCGATCACGGTCACCGGAGGCCCCGCATACAACGTCGCTCTGACCACGCCTCTGTCTGCGCCCAACGGCGGGTCCGGCGTCGCGAGCCCCACGGCGCACAACGTCCCCGTGGCCGAAGGAGCGTCCGCGTTCACGCTCGAGGCGCCTGGCGCGTCGAACACCTGCCTTTGCTCCAATGGCGCGAGCTCGGATCCGACGTTTCAGCAGATCGCGTATTCGAACATTAGCGGCACCCCGACGATCCCGACGGTTGCCTCGGGCAATGGGATCACCGTGACCGGCGGCCCGGCATACACGGTTTCAATAAACAGCCCGCTTGCCGTGCAGTTTGGCGGCACGGGGCAAAACAGTCTGATTACCCACGCGACCTTGATCGGCGAAGGAACAGCGCAGATCAATCAAGTCGGTCCGTCAGTAACCGGGAACGTTCTCACCAGTAATGGGGGATCGTCCGATCCAAGCTATCAACCGCTTCCGTCCGCGTCTCTCTTGCCAGGAAGCGTCTCCACGAGCGGAACCTGCACCGGGACGTGTTCCACCACGCCAACGTCCGTCTCGACGATTGGGTTCTCCAACCTCGGACAACACACGCTTTCGACGCTTACGTGTCAGTTTTCAAACACCAACGCTACCGCGATAAACGGCGCCTTTTGTATCGGGGTCGACAGCACGACGACATGCTCGTCAGCCTCCTATCTGACAGAATGCGCGGGGAGTACGGTTAGTGTCGCGGCGACAGGCCGTTGCGATGGCTCAGTGGTGTACCGTGCGACCGTCACCGGATCGCACAATTACTCGATCATCGTGTCCGCAAGCACGTCGACTGGGAGCGGCGGCGGCTGCGATCTTATTGTTCAGGATGCGCTGTAGTCCCCTCGATCACGTGCCCCGCGTCGTCGAGCTCCACGGTGCATCCGGCCTCGTAGGCAGGATCGAGCGCGTACACGTAGGAGGCCCCCCACGGCGTCATGCACTGGATCGCGTGCTCGGAGAAGACTGGAGCAGTGATGACAGCCTCCTCGCTCGCCGCATCCGTCTCGCGCGGAACGCCGACCGAACCGCTACCCACAATCCCCGTGCCGCTCGCCGAGCCGCCGCAGCCCGAGAGAAGCAGACTCACAATCACCGCGCCCACGAACCCTCCCACGAACCCCCCAACAATCGCCAAACGCATCATGAGCGCAATCTACGCCCGACTCGTCTTGCGGAAAACTGAACGGGCTGGCAAGCTGAACAAATGCCGAAATGGACGACGTCCCACACGTTTATCGTGATCGTCGGGTGCGCAATGGCTGTGCTGGCGTACCTCGCGAAGGACCCCGCAACCGCGCCGTGGGCTGCCCCGGTGCTAGGAGTGCTTACCGCGTTGCTTGGCTACCTCGGACTGACCTCGGGGAAGGCTTGGGGTAAGGGAGGTCCGCCCGGGGCCGCGGTGCTTCTGCTCGTGGCGTGCACGACCCTCACGGGGACCGCCTGTAGCGCTCAGCAGTGGCAGGCCTTCGAGGCTGGCGTGACGAGCTTCTTGTCTTACGTCTCGACATTCCTCCCGCTCGTCCAGGCGATCTGGACCATGATCCTGCCCACGCTCGGACCGAAAGCGTCGGACGCGAACGCGCAATTCAACAAGGCGGTAGTCGACCTGACGAACGCGGACGCCGTGCTCGTTGACGCGATGCACGCTGCCGATGCCGTACAGGCCGCGCCCCCGAACATTGCTCAGCTCGTGCAAAACGTGCAGGACGCGGTCGAGCGCATCCGCGCTATCGTCGACCAGTACAGCCCGGCCGCTGCCCAGATGGTCGGTGACCAGCTCGATGCGATGCATTCGCGCGCGCTCACGATCCGGAGGTGGAGGTAGCCATGCGATACGGGAAAGGACTCAAACGCTCCACCCCCGCGAAGGTCGCGCACCGCCTCGGCGCGCACCTGCACCCTCGCATCGCTGCAGCGCTCGCCGCGGGCCCTAGGGGCAGTGCGGACCTCACGCCGTGCCAGCGGCTCGATCAGGGGCAGACGGGCACATGCCACGCACACTCGTGCGCTGCGGCCATCTGGACTGCCTTCCAGGCGGCCGGAAAGCCGATGTCCTTCGTTCCGTCGCCGCGTACGATCGCGAGCTGCACGTACGCGGATACGCGCGCGCTATCGACTCCGCAAGGGCAGCCGCTGCCGCCTCTCACCGACGACGGCGCGGAGCTCCAGGACGACGCGAATGCGGTCAAGACGTGGGGCGTCGCGCCGATTCAGGCGCCGACCACGGACGGGCGCTTCTCCGATTGCGAGAACGACCCGCCGGATAACGTCTTCCCGGAGCCCGACCCGACGCAACTCCAGATCGGTGCGGCGGATCTCATCTCTGGAGAGTACGCGGCGAACATCGATGCGACGCTCCCGAACGTCGTCGCTGCGGCGCTCGACGCGGGGATTCCGGTGTGGATTGGGTTCTTCGTGGATTCGGCGTTCGAGAACCTTGGCCCGAACGATATCGCGCAGGCTCCGAACACGAACGATCCGAACGGCGGGGGGCACGCGGTCTACCTCAGCGCATACCGCACCAACGCAGCGGGGCAGATCGAGGTCCGATTGCAGAACTCATGGGGGCCGAACTGGGCCGACAACGGTGCCGTGTGGTGCTCGACCGCATGGCTCTTGGCGGTGTGGGACGCATTCCCCATGGCGGTGACAGCATGAAAATAGCGATTCTGTTTCCGATTCTGATCGTCTGTGGTGGCTGCCCTCCTCCCGGACCGCCAGGCCCCGTACCTCCGGACGCCGATAGTGCGCCCCCATCTCCACCCTCCCCCTCGACGCCGTGCGAGGCCGCGTGCGCCGCGATGCGCGAGTACTGCGGTCCGCAGCAACCGGATTGCACGACCGTGATGGCGCGCATCGACGGGGCACGGGTCATCCGAGAACCGTCCGGCAAGGCCCTCACCTGTTCGGATATCACTGGAGCCACGTCCGCGGCCGCGATGCGCGCGCTCGGGATCGCATGCGGGCAGTAGTCCTCGTGCTCGCACTTCTTGGCTGCCAGGACGCGCAGTCCCCCACGGCCCCGAAGGACGAGCAGGGGTGCTTCGTCAACACCGAGCACGATTGCGCTGGCGGCGGGTGCTGCCCTGACAACTGGACGTGCGGCGGCGCGCAGCCGGACGTGTTCGTGACGTGCGCCGAGGGATACTGCTGCGACGAGGAAGAGAGCCCGCAGGCTCCGCAGGCGCGGCGTCGAGTGAAACAGAGGCGGCCGTGACCGACAATGGCGTCCGCTTCAAGGCGGCATCCAAATGCGTCGTATGCAACGGGCTGGGCCGTGTGCGTGTATCGCCGTTGGAGTGGACATGACTGCCGGCCCCCCCAAACTTCCTGGCCACGAGGACCTCGAGCCGCCGCTGCCGCGCATGCGGTCTCGGATGCCGAGCGCACCGGAGTTCCTCGAGGCGGTCACCACGCGGCACCGACCAGAGTCGGACCCGCCGTGGACGCGGTGGATTGACCGGCGCATCGGGCGCGCATTCCGGCTCACCGCGATGTGGATGTGGAGGACCAAGGCGGGGACGCTCACGTTCGGCGGTGTCAGCGCGGCGATCGTGCACTTTGCGACGCGGCTGCACTGGCTCGATTGGCTGTGGGGTGGTCGGTGATAGCCGTCAACCTTCGCCCGCGCTGGCAGGTCCCAGGGGGACAGCAGTGGACTTCAAAATCCTCGTAGTCGACGACGATGCGCTCCTATGCGAGGCGCTATTACGCATGATTCGCGCCGAGGGCTACGAGGCGCACTGCGCGCACACGGCGCTAGAGGCCGCGGACTTGGTCACGAAGCACAAGTTCCATCTGGCGATCATCGACTGGGAGCTGCGAGGCGGGGTTATGAGCGGCGTTCAGCTCGGGCAGCGGTTTCGCTCGCAGGGGATGGCGACGTTCATGTGGAGCGGCTACTCGGTCGCGTACATTCGCTCGCAGTGGCGCGACCCGCTTGAGGGTTTCCTGCAGTTTTTTCAGAAGCCGATTACGACCGAGGACGAGAAGCACAACTTCTTCGACAAGATCCGACGCGTGGAGAAGAGCTTTGAGGGGACCGAGCCGTGATTCACTGGCTTTGGCTGCTACCCGCGTACACCGCCGGGCTCTTCGTCGGCGTGGTCACGGCGGCGTGGCTTGCGATGCGGTATCGGCAGGAGAAAGGACCGGGTTGGTGATGCCATGCAGGCAACGCCAAAAGCTAAGGCAGTTTCGGTCCGATTTACACGAAGCGAATTGCGGTTACTTCGCGCGGCCGCCGAACTTGAAGCTCGTTCGCTAAGCGGGTTCTTGCGCCGCCTGATCCTTCGTGAGGCGGGACGGCGTGGGATTTTATCCGTCTCCAGAACGGAGGAATTACGATGACACTCGTCGCAAAACCCGCCGCGGTAGGCCTGTGGCTCGACACGAGCGCGAAGCTAACGCTCGCTCTCGCGAAGGCGCTCATCGCCGAGTGCTCCCCGGTGGGCATCGTCCGATACGTTCCGCTCCCAGGCAACAGCGACGCGCAGGATATCGATGCCGACGAGCTCCAGACGCTTTGCGGACTCGGGCTGCAAGTCCTGCTCGTGCAGCATGTTCGCGCCTCCGCGACAGGTTCAGGAGGTTGGGATATCCGCGCGCACTCGGGCGCCGTCGACGGAGCGTGCGCCGCGGAGCACGTGGTCAACTGCGGCTACCCAGACGCGCACCTCTACCAGGACCTGGAGGACGTGCTCGGCGATGCGGCGGCCACGATCTCGTACAGCAACGCGTGGGCGCAAAGGGTCGTGCAGTCCGGGCTGCGCGCTGGGCTCTACCACGGATTCGACGTACCGCTGAGCGCCGACCAGCTTTACGACCTGGCGCACGACTCCTATGCGACGGACCTCGGCAAGCACCCGGTCGCGGTGCGCGGCAATGCGTGGGTGCAAACGGCGTTCGACGTTGTGATCGGCGGGGTGACAGTGGACAAGGGAGAGATTCAGCCGGACCTCGAGGGAGAGGTGCCTTGGGCGTGCTGCGCAGCCTAAACTAGATGTCGCCGTGATCGTCGCAGCCAAGCTCGCGGGGAAGACGTTGTCGCAACGTTCGTGGCCCTGCGCTGCCGTTGATGGTGCTGAGGCTCGCTGCCGAGGCACCATGTGATCCACGTCGCAACGCTCGCGAAGCGGCAAGCAAATATGCGTGATCATTATCGTCCTACGGGCCCGCCATCAACGGCAGCGCAGGGCCACGAACGTTGCGACGTGGATCACCGCGGGTCGGTCGCTGTTAGGCTTTAGGCCAGCGATATACTTGTAGTCGCAGTGGCGCGCATTAGCGATTGACCCGACAAGACACGCGCACTCGCCCTCGTAGTGCGAGCCGTCGAAATTGCCTGCGCGCAGCACGCCCAGCAACGCGAATACTTCCGCTGGAGCAGCCGAGCAAATGTCCCAGACGTCGGCTCGGATTGGGTCGAGGCTGGCGCCGTCGAGGCTGGCGCCGTCGAGGCTGGCGCGGTAGAGGCTGGCGCGGTAGAGGCTGGCGCGGTAGAGGTCCGTCCCCGCACGCAGTGCCTCAATCAGCGCGTACGCTAGCTCTGTCGCATTTTCGCTACGGTAGATGACGGCGCTCGTGTCCCAACGTTTGATTTCGATCATATGGCGTCTCCTTTGTGCCGTGCTGCGGGCAGTTGGGATCAGTCTGTCGAATCGTGCCGCCGGTATGCGGGAATCGACATGCGCACTTATTAATAAGTAGTCGCACGTTTGGCGGATCACCCGTCAGTTCTACTCCGTCGACGCGGCAGGCATCTGCGAACACCAGTGCGCCACCAGGGCACGTCTCGAGAAACGCAATGAGCTCGCGCACCGTCAGCTGACGATCCATCTACGCCTATCCGGTTCATGCACTTTGCGACTCCAATACATGTATTGCCCGACTTGCCTCTGTGAGCAGGCGAATTGCTGTTAGTTCGGCTTCGAACTGCGCATCCTCTAAAAACTTGTGTACCCTTCGAGAGGCGGTGTGGTGATGACACCCAAAGATCTCACCTACCCGCCAGCCGCCACCAGGTGCTTTTCGGACCTCCACACGTAGTGGTCCCACCAGCGCCGAGTACGTCAGCCAAGATTGTTTTTCCCAAGGAAACTTAGGCGCACTCATGGTGTGTCAACCGGATAAGCATAGATCCATCAATCTTCTCCAGGCTCTCGTTGCCTCGATTTCACCTTTTCGGCGACTTCCGCCGCGCGCGATCTCTTCGGTTCCTCTCCCGGCGGCTTGTCACGCGTCTCGACCCGAGAGCGCATCGCGTCAGCCCAAGAGATCTCACCGTCCTTGATCGCCTGATGTAGCCCGGTGAGGTCCAGCTTCTCTTGCTTCGAGAATTGCTCGAGCCCGTGCCCCACGTACTCCTTGAGCTCGTCCGGTGAGATGCCGAGCTTGAAAAAGGCGTCGCAAAGAAGCTTGCGCGCGGCATCGGGGTCCTTTGCGTTCTCGTCTTCGATGGTCAGGACGATCCGTTGCTCGCATTCCTCGAGGACATCTGGCGGAACGAGCCGAAGTGCGAGTGTGCGGAACGTCTTCGAGATAAGGGCTCCCTCTTTCTGTAGTAGTTCGTCCTCCGTCGCCTGAACGATATAGACCGTGTTCCCTGCGCTGTTCGTGCGTTGCCCGAGGATTACCGCCTTGTCCTTCGGCTTGGCGCGCTCGACGGTTTTCTCGATCACGATATCTCGCGCGTACACCGCGTTCGTCTCGAGGTCCGTTGCAGCGACGTTGATCATGCGCTTGTAGTCGTCATCGTAGAGCGTGCGCGTGGCCTGAAGGATGTTCCCAGAGACGCGGATCGCGGACTCCGCGAATCGCACGGAAAGCCCCTCGATGCGTCCCGGGGTCCCTGTCAGTCTCCCGGGCTTGTCGCCCCGAGGGACAGAGTAAAAGGCACGGCGGGCGAAGTTGGGGCGCGAGCTTTCTTTGAGCAATTGCGTGCGCACGACGTCGGCGTCCCTTGGGTTCTGTCGAGCCACGATGTAGCGCGCGGTAATTTCCGCCTGCGCCTGCGCTGCCATCGACGTCGCGGCCGTTTCGTGACGTTTCTCGACAGAGACTTCCCCGAACCCTTCGCGGACGATTCCGGCCGTACCAGGCGCCGCTTTCGTCATCTGACTGTCGTCGCTCATTCGGTTTGATTCCTTTCGAGAAAGCGATATCTGGCCTGGTAAAGTTCGGTGGATTCCCGCATGTCGAAGCGACGTCCCTCGGGCACCGTGTACGGCTTCGGGCTCACGGAATAGGCCTTGCGCGCGGGCATCCGAAGGCGCCACCCGTCACCAACGAGCCCTTCCGCTTGGCCGCACGCTGCAATGAGCAGCTGCTTTGCTGTCTCGTGCTCCCTCTCCGTTGTCGCCTTGGCGGCCTTCGATGCGAAGTAGAGCGCAGCAGCACGCTCTGCGTCTGGGCTCGCCCTCACCATGGGGTCCCTAGGAGCCGGGAACGCAGCGCGGATCATTTTCGTGGCGCCCTCACTTCCGTCGAGCGTCGGGGGCTTGCGCGCAAGCACGTGGTCAACCCAAAAGCGATCGGCGATTTCGCAAAGCGCCCCGATCAGAGTGTCGACGTCCGGCGTGCGTTCGAGGCGATAGGTACGGACCTCGGTGCCGACGAGGGCGCCCACGAAGGCGAGAGGGAGCGTGGTGACGTGCATCTGCCAAGCGACTTGCGCGAGCACATGTTCGGGTACACCCTCCTCGTCCTGGCCCCACGTTCGCCAGTGGCGAATGCCAACGGCCTTAGCTTCGGCAAGAGCTTCGCGTGTGCCCGATGGCACGTGAAGAGCATCGGGGGTCGCGATGTGATGCGCGATCTCTCGGGACGCTTCCGTCGAGCCTTTGACGAGCGTGAGACCTAACCGTGCTCCAGCGATGCGGAGGACAATCGGCTCGAGTTCGTGCCCCATCTCGAGCTCTTCGTCCGCCAGGGGTTCGACAGCGATGCCGACCTTTTCGGCGAAGACCAGGTGTGGGCTCGCAGACCGGTATGGGCTCAATCCCGCAAGCGTGACCACATCAGTCGCAGTAATCCCAGTCCTCCTAATCGCCAGATCCTCGGGTCTCAGTCTTGACATTCTCCTCTCCTTTCAAGATCAACCCCGCTCGTCTCCTCTGCGCCTCCGCATCTCGCTCGTAGGCAGCGTGCTCGCACTGGCACTTGCCTGGGTGCAGCGGAGTCCCCGGGTGCTCGGCCCACCACTTCTCCGATCGCTCGATCCAGCGATGACACTGCACGCAGAGGCGGCGGGTCATCTCCGCGCCTCTTGCTTCGGTATCAGCGTCATACTCACATCACACTTGGTCACGAGCCCGTCCACGATGCGGAGCCCGGAGAAGGAGTCGCCGCATTCCCAAGTGAATATCGCGTCTACTCGTCCGTGAATGCATGGCGCGATCTTTTTCTCCAGAATCTCAACGGAGCGGCCAGAGCCTTCGCATCGCCAAGCCAAGCCCACAAGACGAACCGGCGTCTCAGGTGCGCCGGCAAGTAGCGACTTCTTTGCTGCTTTCAATAGGTCATATAGGAAACAGTCCTCCGGAAGGTTGCGGGCGTGTTCGTCATGCAGCGCGACGATATCGCGCGCGGTCATCCACGCGTCGAGCACCGGCGTCTCCACTGAATCGATGTTGTAGCTCACGGTACCTCCACGAGTTCGAGCTCACGCCCGTCGGGCGCTTGGATCGATACATTCTCGGCCGTCTGCTCCGCGAAGAGCCCGGCGTCCGCCATCACCTCGTCTCGCGTGCTCGAGGACGTCCAAAAACTGTAGGTGTCCTCGGTGAGTGTCATCACGATCGGTGAGGCGGTGATGTCTTGGATTCGATAGCCGATCATCTCAGCCCTCGCTTCCCCCACCGTGCACCGACGCTCCTCCGGACCTCCTCCCGGTCGAGCCATTGGCGATAGAGCGTCGTTGTGATGGTCCCGCTGATTATGCGCTCGCGGTGCTGGCGGTCGCGCGTGGACGTGACCGTGCGGTCAGGTTGCGGGTTCATTGTGCCGTCATGCCGGAGCCGTAGCCGGAGCCGTCGCCGTAGCCGTAGCCGTAGCCGGAGCCGTCGCCGAAGCCGGCGCCGGAGCCGGAGCCGGAGCCGGAGCCGTAGCCGTCGCCGTCGCCGTCGCCGTCGCCGGAGCCGTCGCCGGAGCCGGAGCCGTAGCCGTAGCCGTCGCCGTAGCCGTAGCCGTAGCCGTAGCCGTAGCCGGAGCCGTAGCCGGAGCCGTCGCCGTAGCCGGAGCCGTAGCCGGAGCCGTCGCCGGAGCCGTCGCCGGAGCCGTAGCCGTAGCCGT